GCCAACTGCAAATGGTGGTTCCCGCGAGAGAATGGCATAGATGGAACGCATTGTATCCGGGCTGTTGGAACGACAAACAGTTCGTGAGAGAGTTTATGCGTGACAATCCCGAACTCAGAGCAGAGGGTGTAAGGGCATGAGGAAGGTGTCATACAGCGACTTGCAAACCAAGGTGCAACGCAAGTTGGGCATCAATTCCTTGTTGACCGATGAGCAAAACATAATACTCAACGCCGTGAACACCTACGCTCGATTGGCGTGGGAAAGAGCGAGATGGCCTGAATTATGCGCCACGGAGCAACGCGCGGTGAACGGCAGGGTCGGCAGTGTGACGATAGATAACGTCGGAAGTAGCTACACGAGCGCTCCCACCGTGGCATTTTCCAGTGGCGGCGCTCAAGCGACTGCCACGATCAAGGACGGAGAGGTGAACAGTATACTGGTGACTGACGGTGGAAGCAACTACACCACTGCTCCTGACGTTACCTTGAGCGGAGGGGGTGGCAGCGGAGCCACTGCCACGGCAAATCTTAATTTCACGGTGGATTACGAATCAGCGTCTCCGTTCATAGGAGAGTTCTTTTCGATAAACAAGGCAGACCCTTGGAAGACGGCATATCCGCAGGAGTTGCCTTTTCGCTTGAACGAAAACGGAGCATTGGTGCAAAACAAGACGGATTCCACGCCAGTGTTCGTGCATTACAGAAAGCGTTTCAAGGACTATACCTCGACTTCCACCGACGTTCCATACGTATTCGAGCAGTATTTGATACAAGGCGCCGTCGCCGACATGATGTTGTCTTCGGATCAGCATGACAAATACAACAACGCCTTGAACGTGGCGGAACAACTTCTTTTAACTGAAATAGACAAGTTGGAGCGTCAGCAAAGTCAGCAGACGCACAGCATGACGCTTACACACGTAAATCAACAAAACAGGATATATTAAGGGGGCTACCAATGGGTGCGACGACGTTATATAACTTTAAAACGAAGGTGGTGGACGTCACCTTGACTAATGCCACTTCAGCCAATTATACAGCAGGTGATGTATTGGTTGCGACACAAGAAATTAGTTTAGGTGAGGGTGGTTCAGCTACTCGTCCATTACGAGGAACAATCAATAATCTTATACTAATTGATAAGAATGATATTGGTCCTCAGTGCGATATACTTTTTTTATCCAGTAATGTGTCAATAGGTTCGGCTGACGGCGCGGTGAGTTTATCTGCGGCAAACTCTGAGAACTTATTGGGACGAGTGGACACTGGAGCAACTTGGGTAGATTTAATTAACACAAAGGTTGTTACTCCCCCTGCCTTTGCTCCAATACCCTTTGAGCTATCTGGTGATAGTTTGTATGTCGGAGTCGTTGCTCGCGCTGCATACGATAACTCAGGGGGAACGGCAGACTTTCTGGTTCTTCGCCTTGGCATAACCATCGAGTAGTTCGATGTCGCTACCTATCTTAGCGCGAAACAGGGGTGGGGCTTTCGCCGCCGGTCCTGCCGCTCCTGCGGCGGCGTCATCAACATACACCTTGGATGCAAGTAACGAAGTAACTGTTACGCCCATTGCCCATTGGGATGCCTCAAAGATGGACGGTACTGACAATAGCGCTTGGACAGACGGACATACGGTAAATGAGGCAGCCACAGGAAGCTACTCAAGCGGCTCTATATGGGAAGACAGAACGGGCAATTTTTCGTTGCGTGGTTCAGCCACAGGAGCTGACCAACCTGTGTTTGTGGCTAGCCACACACTTTTGAATAGTAAACCCGCTGTGGATTTTGAGGATAAAGAAGCATATTTTTATGAAACAGACAATTCGGCCCTCAAAAGATTAGATGTTTCTGAGGCAAACGGGTGGTCTGTGTATATCGTAGCAAGCCAAGACACCTCAACAAACCACGGGGTTCTGCTTGCGGGAAATGTTAGTGAGAATGGAGGTACTGGGTATTACCGATGGCAGTTCTATTACAATACCAGTTTAATAATAAAAGCGTATGGGACGGCGCCAAATTCTGGAAACATCACCGAAACAATAGCTTCCATAAACGGTAAAAGATTTGTTGTAGGCGTGACCTCCACTACGGCATCAGGAAGCACAACTCGTATAAAAAAGAATGGCGATGGGAGTTTTACGGAAGTTGATGATCCCGATAACTCCTTTGATTTGAAATTTGATGATGTTAATGACACATCAGATGCCTCTAAGTTCAAAGGTCACGTTGCAGAAATGATTTTCTTTGATGAATCGTTAGATGATACGGACAACACAGCGGTTGAAAGTTATTTAACAACAAAATACGACATCTAATGAAAGCAAAACTTTATGCAAACGAATCGAGTTGGGATAATTTACATACACGATTATGTTCCCATGTAGGAATACCATCTACTGCGGCATCCTCTTATGCTAAAAAGTTTCAAGTTAGAGAGGGCCATTCATCTGAGGCGGGTAAGTGGGTTATGAAAATCATGACGAGTGGCCCCTATAAGGCAGACGATATTGTTAGTGGCTTGGTAAATTACGACGAGGATTGGCAGGA